ATACGGCAAAGGCATATAATAAAAAGGATGCCAATTCTGTTTAAATTCAAATATTTTAACGTCGTTTTTATAAAGCACAAACATATTTGAACCAATTTCCGTTGATGATGGTAGTGTCATTGTGTAATCTGTGTCAAAGCTATATGATATTTTTAATTTATCAATATTAAAACCAGCGTGTTTCTCAGAATGCTCCTTTGATGGCAGTATGCGTTTTTCATATAATGATGGTGCGATTAATCTAGCCTCACGTAATGATTTTTCAACAAAATTTAATTTCATATGCTTTGATACTGCAACTGAGCCTAAACTCATCTTTGCTGCATTTTTAACACTTGATCTATAGCTTAGGTCTCTCAATTCTTTTTCACTTCTAAATGTTGATAGATTTCTAACATCTCTATCTGATAATGATGAAGTTTCTAGACGCTTTGGGTCCAATAATTTCGCACTTGATGATACAATTAACTCTTGTAGAGATTTATTTTCAATTACTTGACCTCCAATGACTATTTTTGTAGTAGTTCTCTTCTGTTCATTTTCAAACACTCTTTCCATTATCCTAGAGCCGACTTTCGAGTCCTGCTCTAACCTAGGTCTCGAATAAATTTCTACGGTGTTATCATGTTGTAACCCATTAGGGCCATCGCGAAATATAGAGTCCATGTTTAGTTGAATGTATAGTTTAGAATTCGAAGAACTGAATCCAGTGAATAGCCTATTATTTGAACCACCTGGTGCCGCCATAGTGTTGAAATCAACTGCTGCCTGCCTCCCAAATATAGTCATACGCGCACCATTAGTTATAGTAAGAATTTGTAACATATTTAATAGTTGTGCATTCCCACCTCTGATAGCTAAGTCACGTGCTTTATCTAAATATTCTCCAATCACACCTGGCATATTATTGCCTAATACTGGTGTTTCATGATCATACGCCATACGTCTACTGATTATTTGACCACCAATATATTTCTTTTGTAGGTAATCCACAACTCTTCCGGATGTTGAATCTTTCACAGTTCCTAATACTTGACCCGCTGACATACCCAATTCATCTATTGCTGTAGTAATATCATATGGTTTCTTTCCGAATGAAGGATTTGTGGAATCTTTGTGAATCAAAATATATGTATCATCACCCCACACCTCCTTATGCAGTATTGGTAGGTTAAGCTTATTTGATATCATATTCAACATCGCCATTGTAGTTATTGAGTTATCATTTGCCGTCGTTAATGCTCCTGATGGTTGCGTGTCCACATTTATTAATATGTAAGGGGCACCTGGCACTGTTATGGCATAATATGCGTCATCCCAAGATGTTAGTACCTGCTTTAAAAGTTCACCATAAGTTTTTCCAAGCTCATTTTTAAGTGATAAAGAACTGTTTCTTCCTAGCTCACTGTCATCAATTGCTCTACACAATACTTTACGCGTTGATGAACCTATATGCTGATCCAAGCTTGACGCATCGATACCTAAACACATTAAGGAATTATCATGCGCTAACATTATCGAAGTATTTAATTCATTAACCATGTCCGCAACTGGTACACCAATTTTATTTGCTAGAGAGTAACCTCTGACATTGATATCGCCTTGATATTTCTTCATCGCAGTATAGAGGTTACTTAATATTAGTTGCATTGGATATGGAAGGTTATATATTATACGTGTTTTCCTTGCTGGTACTGACCTATACCCAACTGGGAATGGATTACTTACCAATGGTCTTACATTTATGTATCTTTCAGTTATGACTTCAGCAGATGTGATATTAATCATATCTTTTCTATTTGATACTATAGTATCTGCGCCACTTGTACTGTTGTCACCTATTATCTCAGATTTATCTAGATACAATTTAACCTTATCACCACCAGCTGATTTCGATGTCGACAATTTTTTCATAGCAACATATAGATCTTTCACTTCTGGAACGGTTGCATACGTTGATGTGACAATTGAATGATAGATTTCATACAAATACTCATCAATTTCTTTTGGTGCATCAGAATCTATGCCTTCAATTATCATTCTACGTGTTTTAGAAGTATAAGCCGAAACAGCAACAGTCGCTTTACATGATCTAACATATCCCTCGACTGAACCTGCGCCCATCATATGCGTAATAACATCTAATAACTTCGTGTTATAAGGAGTTATTACATATTTATCTCTTTGCGACTTAGATGATAAGTACTCATCATATATTAACATGATTGATTGTTCAAGATCTGCATCTTTCTTTGATAATGCTAATGCTATATTTTTTAACGTAACATCTTGATTCGAAGATGTTGCTGCATTCAGGTTTAGCGCTAGTACAGATTGTGCGTAGTCATCAACTATATTCTTGAAGACTAAATCCATATCACATGTAATATCTGATTCTGGAATAAGCGTTGTCTTAGGAACTGGTAATGTAACGTTAGATAACAACAATCTACCTAATTGCACAACCAGTTTCGATAAATCTCTTCCACACCTTCCTGGTTTTCTCCCCAAATATGTTAGCTCACTTAAATAATGATGTCTCATAGCATTTAGATGCTGCGATCCACAAATCTCTAAGGTTATTGAGAAACATATGAACATTCTAAGTGGACCTGAAGTCGTTAATGCTGCATCTTGAATTGGATAACCCGCTGTTGCAACTCTCGAAGTTTCTATGAATGGCATGTTTGTTTGTCCAACTTTAACTTTCTCGTCCTTCTGCAATGACGTGAGTGACCAGGCTGCGATGCCAACATCATCTATAGGTGCATAGCCTACGTCGTCCATTGTAACGTAATCGTATTGTTTCTTCTTCCTCCATTCATCCATCCAATTAGATATTTGGAAATTTCTATCGCCAGCTATCCATGATTTTAGAAGCGTGATTACATCGATATCCTGCTTTGAACGTAACTTTTTAAAACACTTTCTACACGCCCATTCTGAAGCCAAATACGCAATACCTGTAATCAACGATTCAACGCCATATGATTTACACGTTTCCCAATCAGTTGCTATTGCTTTAACTGTTGTTAACCATGTTAAATAGCTTGAACTCAACGTATATGGCGTATATCTTCGCACTTCAGCCCATCTTGTAACCCAGGACTCAGTATATGATAATCCACATTCATAATCTACAATTGATGGACCGATATCAACCTTACCCAACTCTGGCTGCTTAGCACTCGTTAATTTTAGTTTAACACCATTTATTTCACAGAAATGAACACCATTCTCTATTGTTCTATTACCAATCATGTCTTTTGTCAAAAAGGCATTTTTAAAATCATTACTTGAAATTCCTCTCTTGCCTCCTGAAATAACATATTCTTTAAGTAGCATATCTGCACCATATTGTGTTAATATCGCTGGTCTCTTAATTATCTGGAACTCATTCTCAGTAGGTGAGCGGACAACTGTTGGAAAGAAGTCCGTTTCTGTTACATTTGTACTTTTTTGATCCTCCATTGCCCACGTTTTTAGTATTTTGATAACGGTATTGTTTAATTCTGCTTTCTGCTCAACTGTCGCCATTTGTAACAGTTGCTCAATTAGTACCACTGACTTTCCCATCATTTTAAATTGACTATCTTCTATTTCTACAATGTCTTCTCTCTGCTTTGGCCGCACTACACCTGTAGTTTCGTTCACTAATCTTTCTAATTCTTGGTACTTTCCCATGAGCCGAAGTCTCATTTCGTTTAGTACCACTTGATGATTGCTCATTTTAG